ATAGTCTGGAGATCTATTTTCAGACTGACTTTTTTGTAGTTCCTTTTCCCCAAACATTGAACCCACAGGATCACCTTCTGTAGGAGAGGACATATTGTACCTATCAGAGAGAGTACCTAAATCAAAAGCATGTTCTATCACAGCTTTAATTTTTCTATCGAAAGATTCAAGAGTCATATCTCTCTCCCCTCTCTTCTTCTTACTATTCTTTACAATCAAGTCTCTAGTAGTTTCTAAAACCTTATCATAATCTTTAGGATCTTCAATATGTACTGTATCAATATTATACCTAGTAGTTTTTAGAGGTTTTTTAGGTGCTAAATGTACCTGGAGTACTTGAGATTTATCTTCAATACCTTTCTGTCTTATTTTTTGTATATCAGTAGGTATAACTTCTTTCATTCCATCATTTCTACTTGGAGAATAGGGAACTGCATCTCCAATTTCAGTTACGAAGTAGTTTCCACTTCCCCAATGTCCATATTCTTTTTTCTGACTTTTAGTTAATTCAAAATGATCTTTCTTATTCCAAGTAGTTCCATGATAAAAGGTTATAGGATCTCTATAGGTTACACCATTTTGATAAGTAGTAGTATTTCTAAGTTCATCAGCAAGAATAAGTTTACCTTTATGATTTTTTGACCAAGTGAGTAAGTCTTCTCTTCGTATTAATGGATCAGGATTAACTTCTGTATCAATAGTAGGTGTTTGGAATAAATTTCTATGGAATGTATCATAGACAGATTCAGGCATAGGATAAATTCTTTCTCCTACTTCACCTTTTTTCCATGTTCCTGGGCCTGTATCTCTACCTAGAAATTCCCAATTTTCCTTTGCACTTCTAGGTTCTTTAATTACTTCTTCTTCAGCCATAATTTAACAATCGAAAGAGGTTTTACCTTTTGCTATATCTTTCTCACTAGGAAAAGGCATACTTTCCATTAGTTGTTGGAGAGCATTATCATTAACAGGTAGAGCAGTTATATCATTATCTTTGAGGAACCTAACTGCAACTGCAAGGTCAGCAGGTTTAGCTTCTCCTGACTCTATCCTAGTTAATAGTTCGGTAGCAACTGCTTCATATAGAGTATTAAGTTTATTTGTTTCCATTTAACATTCCTTATTTATATATGGTGTAAAAATCTCTACACATTGCCAGAATGATACACTCTGAGTATAACTTTCATGCCAGTAGCCGAATTTATGAACAGGAGTAGAGGTAGTACAGCCTATTATGATAAATGAGATGATGAGTATTAGAAACTTCATTTTGATTATATTGAAGGTGGAATATAATAATTACCAAACATCTTCTTCTTCATTGCTTTTAATCGTGCATGAGGAGGTACCGTATATTCCAGAATTTCTAATGTACTTGGTTTTCTACCTAGATCTTTTTTTGCTTCTTTCTTTGCTCTAAATATTCCTAATACACTTGAAATTCCAGAAAGTGCTCCTATTCCTTTACCTGAAGGTTTCCCACCTCCTTTTCCTCCTGATCTTTTTTTATTTAATTTGTCAAGTTTTGCTTTAATAATTTTAAGATTAGCAATCTGTTTAGCAGTTATTGGTTGATTACTTTTTATTTGTTTATCCATAAACTCAATATACTTCTGTTGAGACTCTGGAGATAGTTTTTTAAAGATTGGATCTGTTCTAGCTGCCTCTACTGCTAATTTATCTCCATAACCATATTTAATTTTTGTAGTAATACTATCAGGAGATGTTACAGTTAGTGGTATTTTTTTAATAGGAATAACTTTTTTAGATGGATCTGGGAAAAGTATCCGTAATTTCTTTCTAGTTTTGGGATCAAGTTTCTTTACAAATTTATCAAATGGATTTTTTGTTTTATCTGCCATCTAGTAACTCCATACCCAAGGTCTATTATCAGAATCTATAGTATCCAAATGTATGAACCTGGATTTATGTTTACCTTTCTGACTAATTCCAATCCCTTTCCATATATTACAACGTATCATTGCAAAGCTCAGAATCTCGTGAGCTAATTTTCCACTACATAAAATATCAATAGCTTTTCCAGTAGTATGCGGGCCTTCCTTACCTGTAGAACTTACCTTACTATTTTTTTCAGGGCAGCGATACGCTGACGAGAGAGAAATTGGTTTACCTATTGCATCTCTAAGTCTCTGTAAGGCTATCAATGTCTCCTTGTTAAACTTGTTTTTCCCACAGCAGGAGCATGATAACTCTTTACTACTAAAGTTTGCTGATGATATTCCCATATTATGTAAAATCCTCATCTCTTAGGTGTTTAGGATTACATGCTTTTCGTAGTTCTAGGGATAACTTATTAGATCCTTCTGGTGTCATATTATCCATCACTTTTGGTTCGTAGTTGGCTCTTATGTGGTCTACATAACAATCACATACAGGAAAGTAAACATCCTGTCCAATACTAGGATTTATATTACGAAATGATACTGCACAAACTTGCCATAGTTCTCTTGTTTGTTGAGTGGAGAATTTTAACTTTTCTTCAGCAAATACCCATTTAGTAGGAAAATAGGAAATACCTAGTAAAAATACTATCAGTATAATTATAATTTTTTCTGCTAGTTTCATTCATACCCTACATGTGTTTTTTATATTCTGCAAGTATTTGATCGTCTAATGTATTGTCAGTAGATTTCACGAGTCGTTCCAAAAGAATCAAAATTACACGTTTTAAAAGTTCCTCAGAAAGCATACTCATACAGAGTGCCTTAACTGTTCCTCCGATTAACGGAGCTAATAGTCCTATCATTTTATCCCTTTCTTGTTGCTTGAAGCATTTCTAATTGTTTAGTTGCTTCGATTTCACGTTCTATGTTCTCTAGTCTTGCTGATACACTTGCCATGTGAGCAGAACATTCTGCACTAATAGCTACGAACTTATCGAAGTTTTCCTTCTGTGAAGCTCTATTATTCTTATCTGTCTTGTAAGTCCATACAAACAGTATTACGATAATAGCTCCTGCAAAACCCTGATCTAGCAGTATACTAATTACATTATCTACTGGAGATTGTTGTTGTGCGGAAGGTGGGTTACTATGTGGATTATTAAGTGGGTAGTATTCTACATTAGGAGGTTCGGCTGTAGCTATCCAACTTCCAATTAGTAATAATGTAGTAATTAATAAAGTATTAAGTGTTTTCTTCATCTTCTCCTATATAAAAATAATCTGGATCTAGTAATTGAATTGTTTTAGTATTTATAGGATCAGGTAAAGTCCATGTAACCTTATCTAGTTGTGCTTCATTAGGCATGTCAAAGTCTGGAGTAAAATCTACTTCTAAACCAGATTCTAACTTTAAGTTAATCTTCATGAGTGGATTCACTCACTTGTTTACCTTCTGCTAATGCTATGTAGCTCATATTGCATACCTTATGATTACGATCCCTGAACCACCTTTAGAACCTAAATGATTATCCCAAGCTGTTCCTCCACCTCCTCCTCCAGTATTTGCCTTTCCGGGACTAGATGTGGAATTTGTGGTACCATAATATCCTCCACCCCCTTTTCCTCCTGTGCTAGTATGAGAATCAGTATAAGCTCCACCACCACCACCAGCAATATAAAGTGTACCAGATGAACTGCTTGTTGTTGCCACATTTGAGCTATCAGTCCCAGCTACAGAAGCCAATAAAAGTGCAGTTGTTTCCGAAGCCGATGAATTAACAAATGTTGAAGACCCATCACCACCATTAGAAGGAGTGCCTGATTGTCCTACTGCTCCTGCACCACCTCCACCACTTCCATAAACACCTGTTGATGTACCTCCAGCATAACCCTGCCTACCCACACTCGTAGTAGCAGAATTAGACCCTCCTCCAGACCCACCGTCTACTCCAGTTCCACCATTCCAATTTCCTCCTCCTCCTCCTCCTTCTGCTGTTATACCGAATGCAGTACTATCTCCTCCATTGTATCCTGCTAAACCCCCAACAAATACTGGCTGTCCTCCTGCACCTATAAATATACCATACGATTGTGCAGTTACTTTATGACCAGTAGTCCAAACAAGACCTCCAGCACCTCCTCCACTAGAACCGTTGGAAGCCCCTACTTCTGAACCACCTCCTCCTCCACCAGCAACTACAAGAAAGTCAATTGTGCTTACAGCACCCGATACTGTAAATGTACCTGAAGAAGTAAATTTATGCACTTTGAAGCCTGTATAAGTTGTAACTGTTCCACCTGTTGCAGAAAATGCTTCATTACTCATTTGTCTCCAAGCTGTGCTGTCGTAAACTTTTACTGTACGAGCTGTACTGTCATAATACATTGCTCCTTCAGTTGGAGAGCCTGGTGTAGAACCTGGTGTTAGTACGAGAGATGCAGAAGTATTAATTCCAGTAGTAGTGATTGCTCCAGAGGTATTAACTACAGAACTACCACCTATTGTGCCTGTACCTAAAGTACCATCATCCACCTTATCCAGACTAACTTCATCTGCGGCTAATAATGCTGGATCAAAATTGGCTACTTGTCTTGCTCTGCTCATGTGTTACTCCTTTTTGCTTCTTGTTCTGCCTGAAAAGTTGTCCATGCTGACTTAACTTCATCAGTCCAAAGTTCTTCTGCTTTGTCCTGAATCTCTTGCACTTCTCCAGATACATCCATATCTGATGTTAGTACCCTTCGATGGTAGCCACCTGTATCTGTAACCTCTCTGATTTGGAGATGTTTGTAATCTGTGACTACTTCTATTTTGTCTAATGTATTTGCCATTTTTATTCTTTATTATGCTACAACGTAAAAGATTGAAAAATATCCTGCTCCATCAGCAGACCAGTTTGTATCTGTCATCTGTGCTGTTCCTGCATCTTGATTCCAACGCCTTAAATAAGCATAAGTTTGTCCAGCTTCACAATCACCACCTATAACACTTGTACCAGCAGACATATTAAAATTATGTCCTGTAAAGGTTAATCCTGATCTTGCTTTATCTGAATTTATTACTGTAAATGGGAAACCACCCAAAACAATATTACCCGAAACAGAGCCAAGATTAGATGTTTGGATTCGGCCTGTTAAAAATACTTTACGACCAATTTTTGTATAATATCCAGCTTGGACAGAATAACCAGTTGCATTATTACTCGTATCTGAAATTATAGGTGTCCAGTCACCTTCTTCATAATCAATCTCAGTCACACCGATGACACCAGACCTGCTTCCTGCTCCTCCAATTATTCCACTCATGGTTTCTCCTTATGTCCAGTCTTGGTCGATGTAACTAACCCAAATATCAACATTTCCAGCAGAGGCTAAATTAATTTTTAGTTTATTTCCAGATGCTATAACTACACGATCATTCCAAGTGAATGTCCCATAAGCTGGAATGGATTGCTGATTAAGAACATAAACATTATCTGTTCCATCGTCTAATCTAACAGTTAGTAACTCGCCTCCTGTTGCATTGGCAACCTCACAAAAAACAATACTTAATACTGTTATTATATGATTTGTAGGAACCGAATAAGTTGAAGTTCCAGTTGTTGCTCTTGTACCATCCCATCTAACTGCTGTTTCTGAATTAGATTGAGTTTTAATGGTTGTATTCTTTAGAACCTCTGTCCCTGAACCACTTGGTATTGCCATATTAACCTCCTAATGTAAGTGCTTGATGTGTACTTGATTGCATAAAACTGCCTTTCATTTTTATCTTTCCTGTTGTTGATGTTTCCAAGTCTTTTCCTGCAGACAATGCTGTATCCTGACCTAGAGTTATTCCTGTAGTTGCAGTAATGGTTAATGTTCCATCATCTGTAATTGTATTATCTGTAATGACTGTACCACCAATAGTAAAGTCTGTGGTTGCATCAATAGTTGTACTTGTGAGTCCTGCAGAACATGTAACTGCACCTCCAAAAGTCCCTCCTGAAGCTGCACTAACTGCATCTGCAACTTCAAAGGTCTTAAATGCCAAGACAACCAATT